CATTGTTTGCCTCTATAAAGGGAATATCATAAAGCTTGGAGATATCTTTAATGAGAGAACGAAGCTGCAAAGTGTTCCAATTTGAAATTGGCGCTACCGTATCTGCGCCCCACTTTTCAACAAGCTTTTCTTTCAAAAGCATACTATCGGAAATATCATAATCAATATCTGGATAGTCTTTTGCGTCAGAACGCAAAAATCTAGAAAACAACAAGCCATATTTTATTGGATCAATCTGAGTGATCCCGAGCGAATAAGCCACCAAAGAGCCCGCTGCGGAGCCACGACCTGGGCCCGAAAGCATCATGTCACTGGCCACATCCGAAATTGCCTTCATGGTTAAAAAATACTTGCTAAACCCTCTATCATCGATCACATTCAACTCGTGCTTGAGGCGTTCCAAGTATTCCGGATGCGCATGCAAACCCTTGGAGCGAAGACCCTCAATAGATAGATTGACCAATGCCTGCGTTGCCGTGTAGCCAGCGGGAACCACAAACGAGGGGAGCCTTACGGTGTTATCCGGGAAAAAGTTTTCAATTCTCTGATGGGCAATGTGGTGAGTCTCGGTAATTGAATTCATCACAACTTCATCGTCATATTCATATTCCTTCGAATACTTTTTATAACTTTCCCACATTTGATCCCCATTTTTGGGGTATAACTCGTATCCAATTTCTTCAACACCCTCAGGAAGCTCACTGCTCCCCCATTGGGGGGTTCCGCGCCCAAGCCATCCAAGTCTCTTGTATAGTTCCCGGTCTTTCCAAGCTGTTTGATTGGGGTAGTGGCTATCTGCTGTGGAAATCAACTTGACCCCAAATTCTTTTGCGACAGTTATAATATAGCGATTCAACTCGTGCTGTTCTGGGATGTTGTTCCATTGCAACTCTGCATACCACCTGTCACCAAAGATTTCAACCATCTTTTGTGTGGTTTCCCTCATAGCAGAAATCACCGCTTCTTCGCCATCATCCTTGTTTTCCCAATAGTTTCCGGCATACACCCCGCCCAAACACGCAGATGCAGCAATGATACCTTCATTATATTTCTTAAGAAGCTTGTAGTCCATTCGAGGATAACGATAAAAGTTTTCAGACTGATAGGATTCCGAAATAAGCTTGAAAAGGTTTTTCAAACCTTGTTGATTTTGAGCCAAAAGGACAAGATGCCTTCGTCTCCGCAAAATACTTTGCACTTTTTTGCTATTTTCCTCATTCTCTACTGTGGTTCCCGATTGGCCTTCTTTTTTAAGTGCTCGTGCGCGCTTCTTGTCTTCCATGGCTTTAGCATATTCACCCCTCCATTCCTCAATGGAGGGAATAAAATATGCTTCACAACCAAAAATAGGCTTAAATTCTTTTCCTTCTTTTTGCATTTTACGAGCATACAGCACTTGATAAGCCAAACCGTTCATATTGCCGTGGTCTGTCAAAGCCAAGGCATCTGAACCATTTTCATATGCAAATTTCATATGATCCTGAGGATATCCAATAGCATCAAAAACAGAACCTGCCACGCTGTGTGCATGCAGTCCTACAAATTTGATTTTCGACTCTTTACGACTCATTTAAAAACCCCCCTTTTGTTATCATTCTATCATGGCGATGCGGACCTGTCAACCCTTTGTAGGGTCGCTTTATGAAAGCCGAGGATCCTAAATAGTCTCTATACCCATCCCAGGTAGACATATCAAAAAACCACTCAGGCTCCACTATGTTGGAGTTTTTCATGCTTACTTTGTCAAAAATTAGATTAAAATCAAACTTTCTTGCTGACCATCTTTGCTCCAAAGGGAGCCTTTGAGATGGATATGTTTCTCCTGGTAAGGGAGGTAAATACTCCCGACTTGTTGTTTTGTTTACTTTTCTTCTGCATTCTAAATAATCTTCTCCTTTCATTGTAAAAGATAGTGGAATATTATCTTTTACCGTTTTTTTATTATGCGCTAAAAAGAAATTAGCATTTAAATCAGCTATCTCTTTTCGATGTTCTCTTATCGAATATATATTATAAGCCGCCATGGGAAAAGAAATAAAATACTTTTGCGGGATAAGCCACTTAGATATCCTATTGGCCACCCACCAGGCTGAATATACACCGTGCAAGACCGACCACCCATAAGAATCTCTACGATTACGGTCTCTATCCCTAATTGGGACATAATAAATAGGTATTTCTTTTCGCACTTCCTTATAAAATTTCACATGCGTTCTATTATAGTATACCGGATCGTGAACCCACTCCCCAACAGATTTTCTCACAATAGGGGCAAGATCGTAATCAACAACTATCCAAATTGTTTTGCACCCGGCAATTGCACATTCAAAAACAGATTTTTGAATGCATGTAAAGCCCGCGTCTACAGGAAGCATTACAGGCGGAACATCTAAATTATAATCAGTGTGTAGGTTGGCCACGGGAATAACCCCAGCCACATGAGAGCGCTGGGTCATAGGGTGCTCACAATTTTATTATAGAAGGAATTCGGAAGAACAAGTTGCTTATACAACTCCTCCTCAGAGGGGCTCATAATTTCAACATTCGTCTGAACTGGGGTGGACCACGGCTTGCATGGTCGGATTTCTCTTTTAATTTGGCTTGTTCTGAATTTATAATATTTTGGCTTCCCATTTGGGCCATATCCATTAAACTTTCCTTTCATGCCTCTATGTTCCATTTCGTGTATTACCTTAAATCTGGCCATTGTTGATGAATAATCGAAATCTAGTAATTCTTCCTGAAGCAAGTAAGATACTGCACACGCATCCTTGACTGGGGTATTTCCGTCTATTCTATCGGAAGCAAAAAACCAAATATATTTTACAAATTCGTCTTTGGTTTTAATCAGGTCAAGCTTGTGCTTTCCGCCTCGATTAAACGCCACCCAATCATAGCAAATGTATTTCGAACCAGAACTTGAATTTTCATGTAGTAATTTGTGGCAATTCTTATCGCCAAAATAGTAACAATACTTGAATTGAACCTCTACCAATTTTGCATACTCATCGGAAAACACAATACTTTCACCAGTGTTCCGCATAGAGCTACAGTAGCGCCCCAGTGGAGCATTGCCAGAAAGCGATAAAACGAACATTAAACGCTCCCATAACAGAATCTTTGGAGCCCCCACTGTTATCTCCTTTTTGGGGGTCTTTAAAGTAGATGGCTCATTCCGCAGCTTTAAGCTCGATAGATCCCATTTTAAATCCATATATTCAAATCGAAAAGGGGGCTGTGGTTCTGAAAAGAAAACTGGCAGTTCGTGTATGTAGGCAAACATCAAAGCCGACAACGAACTGCCAATCACTATCTTATCGTATCTAAGAATCATCGATGACATTCAACAAATGCGCTTGTTCATGGGGGTAGTGCCAATCGCCATTCACCCCGTCCCACTGCACCACTATACATTCTTTTGTTAGTTTTATCACTTGCCCATATGCCGTTTCATAAATCCACATAGGACTTTTTGACACCCTATCCCCCACTTTCATCGGAGAGCTTTTAATTCACTATATGTTTGCACAGAAATGGGCCAAAGGTCAGTTGCGATTTCCAAGCAAGCCTCCGCAACTCTTTGAATCTCCCACTGGGCTCCTTTATGAGAGCGAAGATCGATAAATTTCAATAAGTTGTTGAGATTTACTGTTCCATAATACTCTGTATACATATTTTGAGGCAGGACACCACGAGCTTGTTCTCTGCATACCCCGGCAGAAATC